GGCGGCTTGTCGGCGGGGAGCTTGGACGTGCGAGCTCGCCATGTGGCGGGCGAGTGCCGCAGCGTTGCGGGGACGGGCATTGCAAAGTTGGCAGGCGGGCATGGTGATTGGACACTACTGCGACATGGCTGAATTTCGACCCTCCACGAGGTGGGCGTACGCCTGCAGGCGCTCCCTTCGCTTCAGATCCGCCACGGCGTTGGCACCAAGACGCAACAACATGTCGTAGACTGGGGCAACCTCATCGCTGAGGGTGCGCGCGGCCAACAACGAGCGGACGGCTGGACCTCCGCGCTCAAAGAGCGCATCACCGATCGCAGCACGCCAACTCAGTTGGTCGCCAGTCAGGACTGTGTATGCATGATCACCCATGAGATTGCCAACGGCCACCTCTTGGGCGAAACTCTCGGCGACAGCGTCGAAGCGTCCAGCTTCTATCGCAATGCCTAACTTTACCGCGATCACCAAGGGGTCTCGGATCACGCCGTGTTCGGAGAACACGTAGCCGCAGAAGTCTCCGTAATGATTGAGGCGGAGTGTCTTCGCAACGCAGGTGATTTGGCGCTGGAGGGCAGGCCAGGTTTTGCGCTCGGGTATGTGGCCCGGGAACAAGGTGTCATCCCCTGAGTGCGCGCGAGGGTGCTCAGGAGGGAAAGCGTACTGCAGCCAGCAGAGGGCCTCAGAGAACATAGTGTTGAACTTGTATGTCCCCGGTTCACCGGTGAATCGCATCACGGCGGAAGGTCCGAGCTGGTGGTGAAGGTGGAGCTTCTGATGTTCGTAAAGCTCAACCAGCGGAGCAGGTATACCCCAGTGACGGAGGCAAGCCATTTCCAGTACTAGGGATTCAGCGGTCTGCGACTGATCGAATGCGGTGTAATCATTCGTCGTCGCGCCCGGTCCCGGTATATACCTCTGCGCCCAAGCGTTGGCGTCCAGAGGGGTCTTCCCGCCCAGGATGAATATGTGGGATGGGCAGCGCGCCTCATCCTGGCGAGAAATGTAGCGAACCACGGGTCCGAAGATCAGGAGCCACTGGTCGTTGAATTGAGCCAGCGTCTGGGCCTTCTTCCACGGGCCATTGACGGTTGATGCGTTGACCTTTTGTTGCCCTTTAACGAAAATGCGCACCCACGTGTACCGCCAGTCGGGGTCGGACTTGGCAGCGGACGCAAGGATGAATGCGCGAGTTTTCTTGGTGAGCTTTGAGAAGTCATTCTCCGCGATGCAGGAATGGAACAACTCCTCGTCAAAGGCCTCCACGTCAGCCGGTTCATAGCCGCGGGACTCGCAGTAAGCGTGCCAGAGTGCTTCTCCAGCCTGCTGGGCGCGGGCGGATTGGTACTCTCGCAGATTCTGCTCAGGAAGCGCTCGAGGCAGCCGGTCAGGTGCGCTGAGCGGCAACAGAGAGGGATCCGAAGCAGTGTGGGTTGGGACCATTTGGGAAAGCGGGTCGCCGTTCGCCCTATTGCCAGCCGCGTCGTCGAACTGACTGGACATCTCGCCAGCGAAAATGCGCTCTCGAAACTCCCTGGGGATTGACTCCTTGAAAAGCTGCAGCTTGAGCAGCAGATCCTCAGGAGGGAAGTGTGTGCGAGGCGCCTCTTCGCGAGGCAGTTCTGTCCGTGGCCGCTCTTCGCGCGCTTCGGGGTTGGTTGGCAGGTGTGAGAACCCAACACGAACTATGGCCGGAACCCAGCCCGTGTCAGGGAACAACCCGCCTTCCGTAGCCAAAGCTTGCTCGGTAGCGACCGAAAGCTCGGCGCGACGTTGGGCGCGCTTACGCCGTTGTCGGCGGTTTTTGGAGGCGTTCTCCGATTGCTTGACTATCGGGAACGGTTTGGGAATCTTCGCCGGGGGGGACGGCCGGCTTGGGGAGGGTGGAGGAGCGGATCGAGAAGAACCAGGTGCAATTGCTAGGGGCACCCAGTCCTCTTCGGTGAAAAGGGGCGTTGAAGCAGGAGCTAACAACACCGGAGATAAAACTTTGCCCTGTGGGGCAGATTCTGCAGCCTCGGACTTACGAGGCCACAGGAAACGGAACATCTTCGGGGTAAGGGCGGGTTAGCGCCCTTGGGCAAGTCGAACGGAG